TCTTCTTTTAGCTCCCTGTCTTCTTTAAGGATTTCGTTGTTGTCTTTCGTATCAGCGATTCCCTCCTGTGGGTTTGACTCTCCTAGTCTCTGACCCTTTGCTGCTTCTACGGCAGGGTCATTCGCTACAGATTCGTTATACGCTTCTATTGATGGTGCTGACACCTGAGGTTTACCCTCTGATGGTTTAGACGTTGCGGTGGTTTTTTTCTTAGTTGCCATGATTCTAGGTTTTAATTTTGACTGATATTATACAAATATCAAGCCATATTATTTTTTCTTCTTGGCAATTAAGTTCTGCGCCTTAGGCTTTTTATCTATCAGCTTGTTTACAATATCCGAGGTAGAGCTTTTAGCTGCCAATGTACGTGTTGATTTGTACGGGTTTAATGAATCTACGCCTTTAACATACTGTTTTGCTGTACCGCTTTTCTTAGCTGTGCTTAGAGCCTTTGCGATGTCGTTAATTGAACGCTTTGTGCCACCTACCATCATAGAGTCAGGCTTTGCGATTGTTTTTTTCTTCTTTCCTGTTACTACTACTTCGGGTAGTAAGATTGGCTTTTTTTTCATGCTGTTTGCTTTAATTCACTGATAAACAAATTTAACTGATTTGCAATCGTCTTTTGTGCGCTTTTAGCCTTGCTGTGGATTTTCTGTAGTAAGGTAGCTTCTTCTACAGGCTTGATGTGTGGTAGCCTGCAATCCATTGTGTTTGGTCTTTCCCTTTGCCTCATGTACTCTTTCAGGTCTGCCTTGTTTAAGCTGTGGTACTGTCCTACTAGGCGTATGCTATCATCTTTCCTACGGTTGTCTGCTTCTATTTGCAGGATAGTTAGGATGTAGTGTATGTCGTCTTCGTAGCCTAGGTTGTAGTTTTTAATTGCTTGTTTGAAGGATGGATGCTTTAATGTGTTAGTTGATTGCTCTGATATTGTCATGATAAATGCCCCCTATTAGTTTATGTAAATATATTTCCTAATTGTTAATTTTCCAAATGCTTGATTTTAAGACAGTAACCAGTTTATTATTTTGTTACATTGTTCTGTAGCTTGCACTCTGCTAGAAGTGTTATATGCTAGTGAACTGTTGTCGCAAACTATCTGAAACATATAGCATTCATCTACGCCATCCCAAGCCCATTCTGCTGAATAGATAGCTGATTTGAGTATGTGTGATTCATACTCTTTCTGCCATACTTCCATACCTTGTGCTTCATCTTCGTTAATGAATCTGTCATATACGTAGTGGCATTTAACAGTAAGGTGTTTGTCGTGTAGCTCTATTACTAGGTCTTTTGACCATGTTAGCTTTTCACCCTTTGGCAGTATTAATCCTTGTCTGATCTCTATCATAATTCTATGTTGTTTTGTTTAGCCCATTCAATAGATTTTGGATGGTAGGTTTTCTTAAATCTGTTGTTCTCTAGGTCTATGGATAGTAGCTTCCATGCCTCGTTGTATCTGTACAGGCAGGATATAAAGGCATCGTAATCGGGTCTGCTCTTATCTATCTTATACCACTTTTCTACTAGTATATCGTCTAGGTGAGGAAACTTTGATTTCTGGTATTCTGTTAGGTTAAAATCCATAAGTTAAAATTGATTGATCTCTGTATTTCTGATTCGTAAGTTGTTATCTCGGTATACCTAGTCATGGTCTTTGTAACTCCCTTCTCATAACCAAGGGTATAGATGGCTTTATCAAGTTTAACTTTCTTGCCTCCTTCCTTCCTGTGGGTCTGTATCTCCTTTATGGTTATTGGATAGTCAGGGAAGTGTACTCGGTGGAACGTATCGTTTACTTTAAACATCGCCAAAATTTTTAAGAGTACCCCACATACCTCCACTCCAACTTAGCATAGGAAAGTCAACGTTTACCCATTTTTCATCTTCGTCATCATCTGGATATAAATATTTTCCTAACCATTCTTCACCTACCCAATCACATTCATACCTGTCTACCGTATCGTATTCTTCCTCTATAGCCTCTAAAAGAGGCTCTATATTAAATGAATCATCAGTAACATTAGTTTTACTATCAATTCTAAGTAAATACCAATCAGGTCTAGTGTCTATCGGTGTAATATGGATAACTTGCAACCCATCTCCAAATATTTCTCCTACAAAAGCTGGTGTAACATCGTGTTCTTGACCCCAAAAATTACATTTATAAGTCTTGCACATTTCCTTTACATATTCTTCTATGTCTGTTATATCATCGTGTTTCATTCTGCTTCTAGTATTTGGTTTTTAATTTCTATTTCTCGTTTTAAGGATTCGTTCTCTGTGGTTAAAAGTTTAATTCTTCGTCTTCTTCGTTGGTGAAATCTTCTTTCTGATTAATTGGTTCATGGAAGGTTAATTGAGGAGAACTCTCTTTGCCTTGTTTTTTATGCCATTCCAATACAGGGTTATAATCGAAGTGCTGAAACCCTGATAAACCATTTACCATCTTTATTTTCACTGGTTTGTTTTTAGGTGTAACTTTTCCTCCTGTTTCAGTTTCCTTAATCTTTCTAACGTGGATTTCAGTCATCATCCATTCAGTTTCATGTTGTGTAACCCTATGGACTGTTAGAAAATCATCGGCTTTATTAGCAAACATAACTCCCATCTCGGTATCTTCTTTCTGTGGTGCTAACGTAAACCCATCTTTATCTTTATTCCTAGCTCCTATGGTTCCTACGTGGCAGTTAAGCCATAGTGAAATATTGTTATTCTTGCCGAATAACTGCAATACACTCGCTGCTTCGTAGTGATAATCATACGTTCCCTGTTTTGATTTTACAGGAATATCTACCTTGAATGTATTGTACGGGTCGCCCATAGCAATATGATATTTCTTTTTCTTTAATGCTTTGGTAATCATATTAATCCAATCCTTGTAGTTATACAACTCCCTGCCAACCTTAATGAAATCAAAGTGATCTTCCACATACTTTTTGCCTTGCTTATATTTCAACTCAGTCATTGTAGCGATAGGCTCACACCAATAGAATTCAATAAGTTTCCTGATTATTGTTCCTACATGATTTTCAGAACTGAACAGTAATACAGACCATCCGTGTAGCATTGTGGCTTGCATGGATAAGTACCATAGAACAGTAGATTTACCTACGTTGTCAATCCCGTTTATTATAACCAAATTACCTTCTTTGAATAAAAAATATTTATCTAATTCAGGTATTCCTGTGGATTTACCCATCTCAAATGTTCCTTTTCTCCACTTGTCAAGGTAATTGTCGTAATCCTGTGGTGTAGCTAGGAAAGAGTAATCATCATCAGCTAGATTTACAGAACTTGGTATTTCTATTTTATTCTCAATGATAGTTTCAAACCTGTCGCCGAATCCCATTTCGTAAAGTTGCCTGCTTGCTTCCTTGAAATCTCCATTGCATTTAAGCATAGCAAATACAGCATACGGCTGATAGGCGTGTTGAGGGTCAAACTCGGTAGATGTACTGAAAACACTAAACCATCTCTTATCCTCATCATAATTCCCTGAGCTTACCGCTTTAGTTTCTCCCGGTCTTACTAAGAGTACCTTACGTCCTTTACGGCCTACCTGTCTCCACCCGTATTCTTGAAGTAAACTAACCACATCCCCATCGTTGTTGTAATGCTCAAATGGAGACATACCTTTGGAAATCTTTATTTCCTGTTGTGCTTTAGGTGGTGTATACTCTTTAATAACATCGTTGAACGCTTGTGCTGCCGATATTAAAGCTCCACGCTGTTGTTCTGTGATCGTTTGAATTCCATCAAAAGAACCGTAAACCACTGAATATCCTTTTGTTGGAGAACAGGCTATATAGCCCTTATCGCCACGAGTTTCAATAAGTACCCGTACTTTGTCGTTCTTAGCTGCCTTTTCTGCAATATTCTTGGCATAATCAATTCTTTGCTGTTCTGTTTTCTCAGGGTCTTTTAAGGCTTCTTCTAATGCGTGTTTATAGGTTTTCTCATAAGTCTTTTGCTTTTCCTCATGTGTTGTGTAACGTTCGGCTAATTTCTTGTTCCCTTCAATTTTCTCACAGCGATAAATAAAGTGATACCCGTTGCTTACTGTTTTTTGAACTAAGAGTTTTTTCAGCACTGTTTTATCAATGGAATTTACCAGTTTCTTGTATTCACTAAATAAAGCCCCTGTGAGGTCGTATTTTAAGTCAAGGTCTATAGCTTCCACATTGCCAGAGATCGTGCCACAGACAAGCCCTATAGCCCTTGCATTGGTAAAATTATAGTCGGTCTTGTTATTCTGCCAGTTATCATGAATAGGTCTCTTGTCTTCACGTACAGGCATGAACTGTAATCCCTCGATTTTTGATAAGGTTATAAAGTCTGTCATTGGGTAGATTGTAGATTTAATTTTGGTCTAACATATTGTTCGTATTCTTCATCGGTCATTGGTCTGGACAAGGCTTGAGTATCTACAACTTTAACTATTGTTTTATTTTCATCCTTAAACCAAACTCCCTGCATTTTTTGCTTCCAGTTTTTTACTGGTTTACCTCGGCTATCTTTCCATCCTGAAACGTTGTAATACTCAAATGCCTTACGACCAGATTCAGTACTATAACCCTTCTCGTTAAAATAATTTATAACCTCATCAATGGTAGGTGGAACGAATTTTTTCGTTCCTTCTTTATCTATTATACTATTATCTAGTATACTATTATCTAGTATAGTATTATCTAGTATAGTATGTGGGTTTACGGGTGTAGATAGGGTACTTTTAGGCAGTTTATTCACCCCTAAACTCTTTAAAAGGAGTAATAAACCCTGTAAAGTGATACAGTTATTGGTTCTCTTAAAATAAGCGTCTTTAATGTTATTTATGAACTTTTCACTGAAAATAACCTTAGTTTCAGTCCATAACTCCTTATGAAACTCCCCTAAATCACATAAGTCAGATATGATACTTGATAGCACTTCTTCTGATACTCTACACTTAGAAGCAAGGAACATAAACTCAACTCGGTCAGATAGATTTATGTAATGATAGTTAGACACTGCAAGTTGCCTTAATATCTTAATCCATGTGGCATACCCATCATTACCATACCTCTGTTCGATATAGTACATAGCTTTTCCTTCTTTACATAGAAAAGGAAAATAATCTACGTTATTTCGTTCTGGTCTAGCCATTATTATAGAGTCTTTAAATGTTTATTAATAGAAAACTTTACAGACTCACTAAGCTTTAGATTATTTACTGCCCATTGCAAGTACTTAACTTCGTCATCTTCAATAAGTGATTTAATCTCTCTGTCTTTGTATTTACCAAAAGGCATTAGATCTAGTAGGTTGTACTGAGGTAAAAATTTAATATAGCTTTCGCAGTCTTTACAAATTGCCTTTAAGTGGTTTCCAGATACCTCTGTTCTGTAATTATTAATTGAACCGCATTTGTTACAGGTTACGTCTTTCATGTTATTTAATTTAAAAAATGAAAATATCTTCGAGTCTACGTCCTAACTCATCCTCCAATACCCTTACTATTTCAGAGTAGTTGCTGTACAT